CTTGTATAGATTCCTTATACGATCATTATTCCAAAGATCCCAAGTGCAACTTGAAAGATTTACAAGATTTTTTTGAATACAATGATCGCTTAGATTTTATTCGTGGTGTTTATCTCAAGGATTACATACCCGAATTAGAGGACTGTAGATCCTATCTACAGTCCTAGATTGGCGCCCCTAAAAGGAATCGAACCTTTCCGTGACAGGCTTCAAATCCTATTGACACGACAACAGTCCAGGGCATAAATTGGTGGAGGAAGTAAGATTCGAACCTACTCATCCATTGGAAACAGATTTACAGTCTGCCGCGCCTCTCCAACTGCGCCGTTCCTCCATATTTGGTACATCGTACCGGATTCGAACCGGTGTACCCGCCGTGAAAGGGCGGTGTCCTGGGCCTCTAGACGAACGATGCTGATTAGATTGGACTTATATGTAACGCACTTGTGCCTTACAATGCCACGAAACTTTGGCGGTCTGTAGGGAATTCGAATCCCTGATCTCCTGCGTGACAGGCAGGCGTATTAGGCCAACTATACTAACAGACCATATAAAAACACCCCGAGCAGGCAGGCCCTGCACGTTTCCCTGTATTTTATTTTAGGATGCTTTTATATGGCTTTCGCCATTTGCAAATTTTTAAAGAACTGTGTTAATCGCTTAACTTGTATCCATTATACGACATGCGCCATTAATGCACAATCTCAGTGTTGTATAAAAACGACACCGCGATATTTGGTGGAAGCGGTGAGATTCGAACTCACGGGACACGTTACCGTCCGGCAGTTTTCAAGACTGCAGCCATAAACCAGACTCGACCACGCTTCCATTATACTTGACGTTTTACAATTTTGATATAGGTATCATAATGTGTTGGATCTAATTCAATGCCCAATTGTTCAAGACAACTGCGTAAATAATCCCAACTTCGCCAAACTTGTTCTATATCTATGTGTATAGCATATTCAGTTCTTGCAAGATTTTGCTCGGTCATTATTCTTGCATGTTCAATTTTTTCTTCTAGGGTTATACCAGTAAATTTGGTTTTTATGAGATAATCTTGTGAGGTACGCACATAATCCAGTGAATACAAATGAACACAAACTTGGTCCCTTGTTATCAATTCTCGATCTGGAAACTCTACTATTTCTCTCCAGTAATTGTAATGAGCAGGGATCACTGTGTTGACATGATTTTCTATCAAATTTTGGTATATGGGATTTAATTGGTATTCTCGATGGCCCACTGTTCTAAACGGTTTTAACGGAGTCATTGACCAACTGGGATCATAGAACTTGATCCGGCCTTGATACAATCCTTGTACTCGCCAGTTTGTTTCACCGTCACTGCTGGTGATGTTGTTGGCATGTTCTAGTAGACTTGTAAACCCATCACCGCCTACACCAGGCTCGAATATTATCCAATATTGCATTACATATTTAATTAAAATAGATTTTCGGGAAACCGATCTAAAGAGGACTACACCGCCACTTCCCGGTGTAGAAGATCGGTCTTTGTCTCGAACGCAAGAGTTTATACTACCTTATAGTCTACTGCCGTGTCACACAGGCCGCCCTGTGCTAAGACTGTCAAGGGACTCAATCGCGCCGTCTATCCCGAAACTTGGTGGTCAAGAAAGCACTCGAAGCTTCACATTCATCCTTATGAGGGATGCTCTCTTCCTCTTAAGATACCTGACCTAATTACATTACTGTTAAACCGGTTACGTGTTTTTATCATCCGGCATATTAGGAACGGCCCAACCCTAATATCGTTTACAGATTCAATCATGAGCCATAGCTGTCTATTCCAGCGTCAATGGTAATACCATATAGAAACACACTAGACGAGGCGACCTCGTGGCCACAAGTTCCTGCTTATCTCTAATGTGTTTTTATATGGTAGGACGTATGTGATTCGAACACATGACCAACGGATTAAAAGTCCGCTGCTCTACCTACTGAGCTAACGTCCCATACAGTTTAATTTTTTCTTGTCTACGAAGTGCCTTGTGGCTCTTGGCATGACTACCCGCTTTTTTAAACAAAGCCAACTTCACGAAGGGGTTACGCGGAGTGGCGATCGGTTTTAATTTTAACTTCATTTTTATTTCCTTTAACATGGCAGGGGATGAAAGAATCGAACTTTCAACGATGGAATCAAAATCCACTGTTATACCATTTAACTAATCCCCAACAAATTCTATTATACAACAAGCGCCATTTTTGTGCAAACTGGTCCGGCGTAGAGGAATCGAACCTCTATTAAGACTTTAGAAGAATCCTGTCCTATCCATTGAACGAACGCCAGTGCATGGTGCGAGTAGAGAGATTCGAACTCTCACGCCTTAGGCGTCGGTGCTTAAAACCGGTGCGTCTGCCAATTCCGCCACACTCGCAGTATTTGGTGCTCTAGCCAAGAATCGAACTTGATATTCATTCTTACCAAGAATGTGTTATACCATTTAACTACAAGAGCCTTGGTACCCTGAGTGAGATTCGAACTCACATTTAAATTTCTCCTTTTGAGAGAGACGACTTTTCCAATTTGTCTATCAGGGCATTTGGTGCGTCGTAAAGGAATCGAACCTCTGTCTGTGCCTTGTAAGGGCACGGCCCTACCATTAGACGAACGACGCATGGTGCAACCTCTAGGAATCGAACCTAGTTCAATGGCTCTTCACGCCACCGCTATGACCACATCAGCTAAAGTTGCATGTTTGGTGGGCCCGGAGGGATTCGAACCCCCAACCAACGATTTCGAAGACCGGCATTCTATCCAGTTGAACTACGGACCCATGCTTGGTAGCCTGTGGTAGCCAGTACAAGAATTGAACTTGTAATAATCGCTTATCAAGCGACCGTTATACCATTTAACTAACTGGCTATAATTTGGCGAGTCATGATGGAATCGAACCACCGCTAAAAGTTTTGGAGACTCTTGTACTACCATTATACTAATGACCCAATTTGGTGGACCGTGGGAGGATCGAACTCCCACCTAAGGCTTGCAAAGCCCCCGTGCTCCCATTATCACTAACAGCCCATGTTGAATCCAAAAAACAAAATTTGATTTTGGTATTTTGATTTTAAACTCTGTAATTGATCTACAGTTATTTTATATTTTTCATGATCGTGATTAAGTACATCCATTTTTACAAACTGCTCGGGTGACAGTTTTGCTGACGACCATGATTGAAATTTCATAAATTCAATTACGTCAACATCAAAACTTTTACTCCAATTGTAAAAATCAGTTATTTGATCATGATTGTCAAGCTGAATGACCATTCTATTAATAAACTCAAATTTGATTCTCTTTTTTAAATTTTGTATATACTGCATATTTTTTACAATATCATCAAACTTTCCGCCTCTGCGTAATTTTTCATATGTGTCAGGCACACAACTGTCAGTGGTCACAGTTATATTTTTTATATTATTTTCTAAATGTTTTAGTTCGTCCCATTTACGTGACAATAACAATCCATTGGTTTGAAGCCAAAATTCTGCATTAGGGTATCTATCAACGGGAAAGAATTTTAAAAAATTAAATAACAGTCTACTGGAAAATATTTCGCCAGTAGTACTAACGTGTATGCTGATAACTTTTGTACTAGATCCGCCAAATAAATTTTCATTTAACTGATTAAAAAGATTATTTTTTTCTTCTCTTTCGTCAACAGTCTCGCCCAAAACTTCTGTGCGACAGCTTGGGCAACTTAGATTACATATTCTATCACCGGCTATATAATAGGTGTCAGGCAATTTGATGCTTGACTCGTCTTTATACAATTCGTATCCGTGCACTTGTGTTGGTGTACCGTCAGGCATACGAGTTTGCGTAACTGTCCACTCTAGATCTTTTTTAAGAAACAAGTTGTTATTTACAATCCTACCGCAGGTATTTTCGTTGCAGTAGACGAAACTACCATCTCTAATACTTTCACGTATGTTACGAGCAATAGGGTTATCCAATAATTCTTCAATTGAATGCTCGTAAATATTACCGATTGCAGTAGGCATCCATTCGCCGCAGCCGCACAATCTTACATCACCATTGATGCCTATTTCAATTGTGTTAAATGGATCTAGACATACTTTGTCTGTGTAGTTTTTATTTTTAAAAGTGCGCAGGGGTTTGTTACTGATTGGGATTATCATATATGCTATTTATATATTCTAAAACACACTGGTTTCACGGGATCCGTGCCTGCCTTAGCGGGCTCTCATTGCCCCCAGGAATAGTCGTCCAGTGTGTTTTAGAATACCCTGTATTGCTACAGGATATGCTAGAGCTATACCCTAGCCTGTGTTTTTTCGCACTAGAAAAAGTGTTTCATCCCACAGTCCGCCCGTTTGTTGCATTATTTAAGTGTTGCATGCCGGCCCACGTTGCCTTTTAACACCTATTGCCGATCAATCCAGGATGCCTTTACGCATCTTGTCCATTAAATCTGCAATACGTTGAACTTGAACTTCTGCTCGTCCAACTTTATCCTCTAGCAGTTTCATTACCTGATCCTGCGAGAGTGTAAATTGATCTGGCACAAACTCAAAATCAACTTCTTGATTTTCGATATTTTGTGTCATTTTACCGTCCTATAAAAAAGAACCCCTGGGTGTTTAGTCCAGGGGCTCTAGTTAAGATACTTTTTTAGAATATGTTAACTAGAACCCCCTGGTTCACGATCACTATTAATCATTGTAGATGAAAACAGTGACCAATAGGCTGCCGCACCTAAATTGGCTAGTTGTTTCGGTTGCAATGAATTAATAAATGTTTGCATCATGTGTTGTATTGTACGTTTATTTATGATCGCTGTCAAGTATTTTTTAATTATTTGGAAGAATTGTTGTTTTTTTACAACAAAGAAATTTGGTGCGCTGACTTGGAATTGAACCAAGACTCGACCGATTATGAGTCGGTTGCTTTACCATTAAGCTATCAGCGCAAGTGTTGTATTATATAGCCAGCGCCATTTGTTGTCAAGTCTATCTTCGTTTGCGATTGGCTATAGCAGTACTGGGCTTTATGCCACGTTGTTGACGTTTGGGATTGACCAAGCCAGCAGTGGATCGTCCGGCTCCGATGTCGGCTATTTTTTTATCAACTGCTTTTGCTGCCTTTTTGGGTTTGGCAGTTGATTTGACTGCGGCGCCCGGTGTGCCCGGTTCTATGCTGCCGCCACCTTCAGGCAACAGTATCACTTGTGGCATCATTTCGCTTTCAGGTGCGTAGATATAAGCAGTACTGGCCTTGATATGACCTTTCATGTCCTCGTAGGTTCTAAAATATTGACTGATTTGACTGGGCATGTCGACCAGCAACAATCCATCAAACCCGGAATATTCTTTATAGTTGGCATAACCAACATCTAGTATGGCTTCAATAATGGTTGCAGCATTGCCCTTGGCCAATGCATCTGCATACTTTTTATTGTTGGTTTGATTGAAAGTTGCTTCTGCAATTTTTTGTGTGAGTGCAGATAGACTTTTGGGTGACCTAGACAATATGGGTCTAATAACATCTACCCAAAAATTTGGATTTAGTCTGTCAGGTAGTGCTATGGGTTCAAACTGTGATCCGGCTTCTCTTGCAACATCTAGAGCCGCTTGAATCAATTCTGGAATAACATTTACCTGCATTTTGGCTTTGCGGGCATTGATCCAGCGTCCGCCTTTGCTTAACCGTGTTTTTACTTCGATACCTTTACCACCAACTTCGATATCGCCACCGCCGGCTTTTCTACCGCTCCAACTGATGTCGGGACTGTAAACTGCCAGTGCAACTTCACCGGGACCGACTCCTTGCGAGGTCAATCTAGCACACAAATCAATGAACAATGCCAGGCTAAATCCCGGACCAGTCAACTGCGTGAGTGTGGATTGATTGCCGTTTAACAGTTTACCAGTTTTAATTATACCGCCTGGGTAACGTTTTAAAAAGTCGTCTTTTTCTTCTATGGGCGCATCAATTTCGATTATGGCTTTGCCAATTTCGTTGATAAATCTCGACGCATCTGCATCTTGTCCAATGGTTTTTCTAATCCGATCTTCAATGTTTCCGGCTCGGAGTGTTTTTAATACTTTGGCCAATACTTCGCTGTCATCAGTGGTTTTTACCGCCGAGATCACTTGCTTTTTAAGGGTTTCGTCTTCAAATAGGTCGATTAAGTTGCGCATCTAGTATTTAGTCAGTGATTGTGTAAAAATCTCGATCCAACCAGGCCACAACTATATCTTCTATTCGTGCATGCCCGTATTTGTTAACGCTGGCAACCACACTGTCATTGATTAAATTTCTTTCGGCTAAATCGTACCAGGTGGCCCCAGAATCCAAGGGTTCATGTTCCGTTGCGTACACTGCGGCATATAGCCAAGGTGTTTCTCGTTTTCTGTAAAAGTACGCATCTCTGCAGTCAAATCCCGATAAGGCCAACATGTACATCAAGTTCAGTATGTTGTAACTGTAATACTGACCGCTGTGATTGGCTATTGTGAGTCTATTATTTTTGTAATAGGTTGTTTGCGGTACAGATAAAATCAACATACCGTTTACATTCATGGAACTTTTCCAAGTCTGTAAGCATTTTAAAGGATTTAGACTGTACTGAAAAACATCATGTGCCCATAATAGATCAATTTGTCTAGGCACCACACGATCTTCGAAATTGCCTTCTATTACTTTGACATTGGGCAGCAGTGGCACATCTGTTTCAAGTTGTTTTGTGTTTTGATCTACTGCATACACAAGATAGTTGCGAGGATCATGTGGCTCGTCACGAGTGGTCACGGTCGCCCACCAATTGGCATCTAGCCCGGCACCGCAACCCATGTCGGCAATCACCTGCAGATTGTCCATAAAACTATCGTACGCATACAACAGATTTAGTACTTCTAGACTGTGTTCGTGACTTTCGTATGCGTTTCTAAACAGTGCCATCGCTCAATATCTCCATTATTAATTTTTCTTTGAGCGTTTTCATTCTTGACTCAAGTTGGTGACAGGCTTCGGCTATTTCAAGATCTCCGCCCCAGGCACGTTGTGTTGCCAAATGGCTAGCAAATTTAGATACTCTGTCTTTTTCCAATTGAAAATTAACAGCATCGTGACGGGGCTTGGCTCGGCAACAATCATTGAATTCTTCAATCAATTCATCTGCACGTTGTCGCCAATCCGTCATACCACAATATCCTCCATGCCTGCGGTTCTCAAACGCACCACATGCCCTAGCATAAAGTTTTTACTTTCTATACCTTTCATGACTCCTAGCCATTTGTTTCGAAGCAACGCAACTTCGTTTATGATGGTTTCCATGTCAATTACTTCGTCTTCAGCTTCGGCATATTTTTCAGCATCTCTACTGGTTAATGCACGATTGTATGCTTCAAGATATTTTTTATAGTGCTTTTGACGAATTTTACGCAGTTGTATGTTTAGAAACTCCAGCACTGCTTCTATTTCTTGCAGCTGATTAAATCTATGTTCTGTCTCGCCCGGAAGATTGCTTAATGCTGATTCCACTCGCCCGCGAATTTTTACATCTGCTTTGGCAGCGATTAATTCTTGTTCGTAATAATCTATAAAATTTGGAATTTCACCTAGATTACTAACAATCTTGTTATAAAACATAGATTACTCGTCTTCGTCTTTGAACTCGTCTTCGTCCTCTTGCACATATTCTTTCAATGCTTTTTTAGTAGAGCTATCAGTGCTGCCAAATTCTACCAATTCTTCGTCGTTTAACATATCAACTAAAATACTCATTAGATTATCTGCAGCTTCTTGTCTATCCTTTACCGGGATATATTGTTTTAAAATAGTATATGTTTCTATTAATACTTCAATGTCCATTTGGTTCCCTTTTAAATTGTAATATATCATCCGTACATCCCGTACATGTGGGTCGTTCACAGATAGTTAGATTATCTAGTACATGCCATTCTGTAAAAATATTACCAAGATGATCGTTTTTACATTGCCCACCAAAAACTTCAAAGTCTTTGTTTACGTCAATGCGATTATGTCCTGCAGCACATTCCCAGCCTTGCCATTGATCTACGTTTTCGTTGTGCAACCAATTTGCACTCATCAAATATGACTCATTGTTATTTAATGTCACTTTGCAATTGTAGTATGTATGATTTTCAAACTTCAAGATTTAATTTCCCTTGCATAATTGGATAACTTCTAGTTTGATGGCTGTAGTTGATCTTGTTTACTGTATAACTTATATCGTGCTGATTTAATAGTTCCACATATTTTGGGATTCGATCTTGATTCCAAAATTCGTCCATGATAGCAACTTGTAGAAATTTTGTTGAATCTATAGAGTTTTTTAATTTTATTATCATATCAAAAAATCTAGTCTCGTTGATAAATTCTGAATGAACACTAAATGCAATATTATCCATCACTTTAAACAGTTTAAAATAATATTTGTACGTGGCACTACCATTTGTTGTCAACATCAATTTGAATAGATGTTGGTTGTAATGTTCGCGAAGCCAATCAACAAATGGTAAAAAGTTTTTGTTGGTTGTTAACTCTCCGCCGGTAAATGAAATTTTGTATGGCAAATTACGATGATGTGTTTTATCATATATACTTATCCATGCTTGTTGTAATTTTTCCAATGAATGATGTTTGCTAGAATTGTCGTGCGAATTTGGCGAGCAGTACATGCAATCGTAATTGCAACGTATACCAATTTCCCAATTAAGAGAAAAATAATTTTCGGTGGGTTCTACTTGTACTACTCGTAAGTGCATGGTTATTCTTCAACAGTTTCTTCAACAGTTGAGGTTCCCACAACCATATGCGGATTTGCTGTAACATCTGCCATCACACGATCCAAACATCCATCATCATTGCGTTCCCATCCTTTGCGGAACTTTTTAATGATTTCGCCATCTGCAGTTGTATATACCAAACTGTTACCTTCTTTCTTTAGTAGATCTTTTCCTTCAATTAGGTCAGTCAGTCCAGAATACGGGTTCATACCTGTTTCATATGGAATCTTGACTTGTACACTTTCAAAGGGTTTAGCATAGCGTGTCTTCATAATCTTACACGCAGCTCTAATACCTTTTACTTCTGATATCTTGTTACCGTCTTCGTCTTCTTTCAACTTTAACTTACGCATAGCAACCACAATTGAGCTTGCATAGATAAAGCCTTGTCCGCCTGAGATTTTATCATCAGGATCAAACATGTCTTGACTAGCGTATGTGTGATTGGTACACACCAAGCCCAAGTTCAAATCACCAAACATGTTTACACAGTTACGTACCAGGGCAGTGAGTGCTTTGGGCTTGCGTCCAAGGTCACCTTTCAAGTCACCGGCTGCAAACTGATTAACATCTGTGGGAGTCAACAACATGCCCAGGCTGTCAATCACAAACAGTACCTTGGGACGCTGGTCTTCGGGAATGGTTTTGTACTCTTTCACAAAGTCATTGATCATTTTGGCAAGATCATCAATCATGGCCATGTTAAGTTTAAGTAATTTGTCTTCGCTGGTGTCTACATCCAGTGCTTTTAACCACGCTTCATCTAGTGCATTTTCTGTATCAACTAGAATAACATAAATGCCCTGTGCCTGTGCGTTTTTAATCAAATTACCGCTACAGATAAAACTTTTACCTGCGCCTGACTCACCGGCAAACACGGTAACTTTGCCCATCGGGATTCCCTTGTTAAAGTCGCCCGAGATAAGATAGTTCAATGCATAGTTGTTGGTTGAAATCCAATCGGTGGGATCAGTAAATCCCACTGAAATTCCGTCAATGCTTTTTGTAATGCTTTTTCTAAATTTGCTTACGTCAAATGGTTTAGTTGCCATGATTAATTTCCTTTGAGTTTGTATAAGTCTTTGAATATTTTACTACCGTTGATGTTTCTACGTCGATCCATTTCGGCTAATTTTTTAAATGCGTTATCCAAATCAGCACGGTACGGAGTCGCTATATAATTTAATAAATTAACATACCCGTCTTCGAGTAAGAATCCCGGGTGTTGATTTATTCGATCAGCAAGAGTTTGTTTTAACGATTGTAACACATCGTTTGGTAAATTCCTAATATTTAGGTATTCAGGGTTTAGCAATGCTCCAAGAACAAAACTGTTGTTGTGAAATCCCATTGCTTTTAAAAAATCTATGCATTCAAATAAACTGTTGTAGTTTAATAAAAAATACAACATATTAAATGATATTTTGTGTCCCAGTGTTTTTATATGCTTGAGATTTGATAAAAAATCTTTCCAGGAGCCGCCATACCGAATATATTCGTATTCTTCTTCGATAGTTTCCAAACTCACAATCCAATGTACATTCTGAAATTTGCATATGCGTTCAAATATTTGAGTATCGACTTTGCCAAGGTTGGTGTTTATTCGTAGGTTAACATCGGGACCTATTAGGTCCAACAACTCTAGATTTTCCTTCATTAGCAGGGGCTCGCCCCCGGCCATGTATACATGTTTTAGTTGTTGGGAGTGTTGAAATATGTATTCTTTGAATTTGGCACGTTGTTCATCGGTGGGGGTGCGAGGTCGTATGTTCAATTCACTGGCCCATTTGCTACTAAATTCAGGGCCACAATACACACAGGCTTGATTACACAAGTTGGTCCAGCGCACATCAATTGTCTGCAGATCAAAATTGTGTGCACGATAAGTGTGCATTGGCACATCTTTTAATTCTCGTATGTAAAATACCCTATCACTGATGATATCAAAACTCTTTTTACCAATTTCCAATTCGTGACAGGGACGACAATTTTCAGTTGAAACCTTGTCAAGAATCATGGATTGTCTTGTGCTATTTTTTGGTCCAACCACTATTTCTTCTATTGGACTATCACAGATATTGCCAATGACTTCTGCGCTGCGAATACAGTTCTTTACACGACCGTCAAAATTATACATCAAGCCGGTCCAGGGCATGGGGCAAAATACCGGATTGGTTAATGCGTCTTTTGGAGTCATTGTAAAGATACGTCCAATACGTCTAGGTCCAGCATATCCAATAATTTTTTAGCCCATAGTGCGGGGTCTGTGCCACCATCTCCCTGTGTATTGACCTTTCCAGGACGTACTATGCGAAAACCTATTCCTAATTTTTGATGCCGCAATTGTTTTACTGATTCTTCTAATGCAACTTTTTGTATACGATATTCAGTCATGCCCAATCCTGGTAACACTGATACCGGATCCTGCGTCATTATGGTGCTGATTACTATAATCTGTTTTTTACTTCCTTGCCAACGACGTGCCATTTCAAATAACAATTCAGTTTGTGCAAATCCTGATTGTGCATTGTTGACAAAAACATCACATGGCTCTATTAGACTGGCTATTTTTTGAACGTTACGAATATTGAATCCATCACGTTTGCTTAATCCAACTATGCTGTGACCGCGTGCAACATATTCATTGGCCATTGCTTGGCCTATTCCGGCAGTGTGTCCTGTTATTGCTATTATCATTTCAGTAACCTAACGGGATCATTTTTAAAAGTAAAACTGGCCACAATTCTTGGCACTTCAGCTGCATAGGTTCGTTCTACACTGTGTGCAATTTGACTGTTAAATGCCAACGGAAGTGGCATGTCTAGTACTTCACCTATCATGAGATCATTTTCATACCATCGATTGGCCCATCCCTGTGTGTTATGCACCGGAAAATTTACCTTGGCCACCACTGGTAACTCATCTATGTGTTGCGGTAAATGTGTGTCATCTGCCACCAAAGTAATTGCAGCATGCAGCGGAACTAATTTATATTGTTTAAAAAAATCACGTAGTTCAGGAACATTATCAAGTATTGTATTAATATCAACAAAGTTCCAACCAAACTTGTAGGAATCAATTGGTGCTAAACAACGATATATTTTATCTGAGATTACTGCAACATTGTCGCAGGCTAATTCAACATAGGGTTTGATCATGTATTCCTCTCAATTGTTTTTGTTGTTGTATATATCTATCAACAAAGTCTTGATCAAGATTATCAACACTGAGTGCCTCAGGTTGCTTCAAATATGCATACGAATGATCAATACCGTGGTGTTTTGCAAATTCGATTATTTCCGGCAGTTGATGTTGATTTAATACGCTGACTGTGGTCCACAAGTTCAAATTGACCGGCATCGTTTTGTATATCATCAAATTTTCATAGAATTTGTCCCACTTGATGGGCCAGCGCACAAAATCATGTACTGCACCGATACCATCAAAACTCACAGTAACTGTGACTTGTACTCCGCGATATATCAATGGCAACAGCTCTTGTAACACTGTGCTGCAGTTGGTGTTCAATCTCACACTGCGTATACTGGGCGGTAAGTTTGCCAGTATGTGCTTGTAGTTCTTGCTATAGCTAGGTTCGCCACCGTTGATGTCTAGATGAACCACACGTTCTAACGGCAATGACCAAAAGCCTCTGGAATTGTCAACAATGGGAAATTGTCGACCATGTAAACTTCCTATTCGAGTACTGAGATTGGCATTACAGGTCATGCAACCACTGTTGCACAAATTGTCTAGAACTCCACCAACTGTTAGATAGTCAGGAACTGTTTGCTCTTGATCAAATTTGATAGCGTTCAATCTAATACTGGTATCAGTTTCCAATTCAGTTTCTTGGCATCGCGTGCACTCACTAGGCCAGATATCGTTTTGCATAGATAATTCAACCTCGTGCAACCAAAAACTTAATTCCATAACAGTTAAATTATCGAACTCGGGGGCATTGACCATGTGACCGCAACGACTCACTGTACCGTTGGGGTTAAATCTCACAAAGTGTCTTAGCCTAGGACATTGCATATATCTTGACTTCGTTGAATTATTTCTTCGTGGATATAGGGATGTTCTTGTTCGATATACTCACATACCCGCCGAAAACTCACTGTTCGCCCTATAAAATTTTCGTATATGATTTTGTCCAGCATTAGATAATAATGCAGTTTACGATTTTCACTGAAACGATCTAACAAGTTTTGGTCCCGGCTGAGTGTGTTCCAGACTTCACTTGTAGTATCTCGCAATTCATCAATGTGTCTAAAATACATCCAAGCATCACAATGTCGTGCCAGATTCACAATCCAATGAAACTGCAAACTAAAATGACTGTTCAAGAATAAAAATTCTTCTATCATTTTTAATGCAGTCTCGCGATCAAGATCGTCACGATGATTCAAGTATGTTTGTACCCCGCTGACATATCTATCAAAAGGTTCACGCAGATATACTTCTACAGTTTTAATATCCGCATGTTGGTAATATGGTACATGGCGCAGTGCAATTTTGTTCATTGTGCTACTGGCGTTCTTGTATATAGGATATACAAATTGATTTGTGGTCAGTTCGTATATTTTATACTGATCAGGAAACAGTGTGGGATCTAGATAGGAGAGCATAATGTGAGGAGGTGGGGAACCGTCACCCCACCTGTGACACAAGCATTATTGCTTTTGACGGTTTCTAATCATGGCCAGGATGTCTTCGGCCTTTTGACTGGATGCAGGTTTAGCTACTGGAGCACTTGCAACTGGTGCATCATCTTCATCTTCTTCGATTGCTGGGGTCGGAGCAGGTACTACTTTTGCCACTGGAGCTGGTGTATCATCTACAGCTGCCGCTGGTGCTGCCTTGCCTTCTACGTTCAAACCATAAGGCTTGTAGTAGTTGGCCCAACGATCTGCGTCATATGGCTCACCGTTGATGCTGGCTTCAAACATTTCTTTGATGACCTTGAGTTCAACTTCGCCTGGTTTCTTGGGCAAGAAGTCGCTGAGATTAAACAACCCAAATTGATCAATCACGCCCTGTTCTTCTGCAGTCAATGCCGATTCCTTACGGCTCCACTTGCTGGTACTGTAGTCAGCATAACCACCTTTTGATGTTTTGACAATTTGGAAATCCAACCCACGCAAAAAGTCAGTTGGTAATTCTTCCATTTCGGGGTCCATTAGAGCCGCTTTAATGATATTAAAGATCTGTGGGCTAATGGTAAATCTACGAATAGAGTTTTCTGGACTTTTGTCATCTGCTAGTGGATTGTCACGCACAAATCCTTGAAATAGATAACTTTTCTTTTTCCAGTACTTGCGACCCATTTCTTCCAAACCGGGATCTTTGAACCAAGGACGAACCTCGGCCAATATCGGACATACGCTGCCATCGTTGTACATTTCCACACAAGGAACTTGTACCACTAGTGGTTTGCTTTCTGCTTGTCCTTTTACACCCGCAAACGGCAATTTGATCATTGCACGCTCGGCCCAAAAGAAACTGTTCTTGGTATTACCGTCTGGTAAAAAACGAACTCGGGATGTGGTGCCTTCGGGGATGTTCCAGTGTGGATAAATTTGATTGTCTCCACCGGATTGTGAGTTACCGCTGCCGCGGTTATCAGTTGCTTGAAGTTTTGCGCGAATTTCTGCTAAAGTTAGTGCCATAATATTTCTCCTGTTGTTCTAAGATGGTCTTAATAAAGTGCCTAGATATAAACTAGCACTGTGCTAGTATATAACAATAGTATTTATGTTGTCAAGCAAAAAAAGATATATTTTATTCGAAATTCTAGTAGGTCATGTTCCAACTATTATCGCCACCGCCACCTTTGGCATCACCGTATTCGTGTCCGAGTGCAGTACTTGGGCTGACCGGTTGCGCCCAATTGGTGTGTGCATCATCGATGTTCTTTTTACCGATATCGATTTGCTTTAGTAAATTTGGCATGTGTTGCAACAACCATTTTTTAATTAGGATACGTGCATCATAATCGGGCCCGGGACCATTTTCGCCGGCCATGTCTTCCAATTCATTTATTAAATCATCATCGCCAATTATGGGTTCTATTTTGGCTTTGGCATCTTCGCCACCGCGTCCCAAGTGCACTGGGGTTTTTAGCAGTTCGCGCAAGGCCATGATTTTGTCAGGGTTGTCGGGTTTGGCCCAAGTGCTTTCAGTTACTTCTTCGGCCCACTCATCCAGCGCAGTACCGTATTCACCTAATTGGGTTTTGAATTTTTTATGTGCTCGAGCCACATACGGCAATGCTTCTTCAAATCTATCATTGTAGATTTTTTTGACAAAACGTTCACGTATTTCGTTCAAGTCAAAATCATCATTGGTATCATCTTCGGGAGTGTAAGTTTCAAAATAATTGTCAAATCCGCGGTCGCTACGCATCATTCTCAATTTGCGCTTTACTTCATCATAGTGATTTACTGCGGCTCGAGTCATTTCGGCTGTTTCGTCATCTTCAAATTCTCGACGTCTAACACCGTTCACAAACTTTTTCATTGCAGACATTTCTCGTACCAATTCGCAAATGTGTTGTCCACGTTCGTCATTGATGTCACCGCCACGATTGACATGATGTGCCATGGCTTCGGCGGCGTGTACATTTTTAAATGGCAACAGTCTACGTTCGCCTTCGGCAGTTTCTAAAAATATTTTGCTAATGTGTCTCGAGCGTTCGCCACGAACACTGTCAGTTATAACACTGTCGTGCAGAATTCTAATGCGAGTTTCGCCAGCTTCGAGGAAACTATACTTTTTTGTTCCATATAGCCTGCTTTCCATCATTCGATTATCAATTTCGTCAGATGTAAAAACATCCTTGTCACGTGTCATTTGTTTGAAATCACGTGGTTCTAAATTGCTCTTTTGTATGTCGCGAGTGTCAAAGGTCAAGAGATTTCGCATGGCAAAACTGCGCATGCCACGCAAGAATTCAAACCATTCTTTGCGTTGTTCGCGATCCATTTCATGCGTGATGTTGTGTCCGTAAAAAAGTTTTAGGCTTTTTTCATCAGCAATGTTGGCCGTAACTGCTCCAAAATTGTTTCTTGCCTTGTCCACATAATCAAATATGAATATTCTTGCATTTTCGATTTCGTCTGTGGATTTGTCTTTGCCGTCTTTTAATTGGATGGCGGGAAAGCGAGATCTCAATTTATTAAATAATTCAGACGCTTTGGATTCTATATTTTGGCTCATAATACTATTTATTCTCGTATGTCACGAAACTAGTATAACTGGTGACTCGAATTGTGTCTGCAGGCACCGGATTCAGCATTCCGTGCCATTGTAGCGGTTGTATGCCGTCTTTGTCGGGTAAATTTAGCATTATGTATCCCGAATTCGGTACACTCTTGGGTTGAAATCGTATGTCTGCAGAATCTTTACTGTTATAAAAAGTTGTACCAAATTCTTCTGAGGGCATGACCCAAAACAGTTGTATAGCGGCAGCAAGCCCACCATCTGTGTGAATACTCACAGTAAAATCTGGCTCATCCAACCACCATGTGGTACTTGCAAACATAAATTTGACGCCACACGCTCGATTCAGTTTAAAAATAGATTTTTCTATCAAGGGATTGAGTTTGGCCAGGCTGGGATGATCTTTATCTAGCATGCGTCTTTTCCAAGATTCTTGATAAGGTTGGCGTTGCCATGCAATTGCATTCCAATCTAGATGTGCTAATTCGGTCGCATATTCTTCGGGCACCGCATTGCGGATATGAAACAGTCGATTGGTTTCGTCTACTGCAATTATATTCATTAAAATCCGCCCACCATGATAAACGGCATTGGTTCCACAAACTCATCAATTCTATCGCGCAATTCTGAATCGGCCATGGAATCAAAGTCCTGTATTAACTGTATCATTCTAATGCACAACAACACTGCCATGACCAAATCATCATGTTGTCCTAGTTTGGCTTCATAACTGTGCCCTTTGGCAACAAAAGTTTTGAGTTCACTTATCAACATTTTGCTGGCAATCTTCATGCGCTTGGTTTCTACCAAGGTCTTTAGTTTTGCACAGGCTGCAAGTTTGCTTTTGTTACTGGTATTAAAGCCGCGTCTAAATCTAGTGCCACCACCGCCTTGACTTTTGGGTTCACTTAAAAATGTTCCCGGTATGTTTTCTTCGCCCATTTGTGCAATCACTACCAAGGCTGCTTCGCCCAAGGTATTGTTTTCCACACTCCAATATATACTGGTCGAATCTACTGTTTCTACTAGGTATTTACAAATTTGTTGCATTATAACAACTTGTCGTTGAACGATAGTTTTGTTATGGCTCCATTCGGCCACTTGTTTTAGACCCGGTAATTCAAATACTTGTATTGCGCTGGGGTCACCACCAGTACCCAAACTGGGATCCAGTGCCACAACATAGGTACATCCACGTTCGGGTTTTTTATACCAACGCACCTGTCCTTGCTTTTCAAACGGTTCAATACCGGCCATTTCCACCAAGTGCAAGGGATTGATTAGTGTCTCATCAAAAATAATGAATTCGCATTCCATTTCACGTCTAAAACGTTCTTCGCCCAACTGTGCTCGCATCTGCTTGGCCCAGGCGTCGTCTCTGCCGGGAGTTTCCTGCCATTTGCTGCTAAAGGCTTTAAATCCGTTTTTGCCCAAGGGCGTTGTATTACCGTACTCGTCAAAACAATCGTTGGCGGCACGCCATATCTGTGCAAACTGGTCTTCGTCTGAGTTGGGAGTGCTAGTAATAATACACTTACCACCAGTACTCAATGTAGGTGTAATTGAAGTCCAAAACTCGCTGGCAATTGTTTCTCTTACGAACGCAAACTCGTCACAGTACAGGAGCGATATGGACATACCACGACCGGTGTTTTCTGTTGTTGTTTGACTTACTATACGACTGCCGTTTTCAAAATCCAAACTGCCTTTGTTGTAACTGGTAACACCGGCACGTATAAAGTCGGGACAGTTTTCATAACTGTAGCGTATACGTTGCATGATCTCCTGTGCACCTAAATATTTGTGAGCGGCAACAAGAATAGTACTATCAGGAACAAACATCGCAAACCACAACAAGTAACCGGCTGCGCTAATTGTCTTACCAGTTTGGCGGGGCATTAGTGATATAGAGAATCTATTGGTATGGTATGTGTTGATCAAGCGTATTTGATACTCGTAGGGCTTGTACTGTATACTACCTCGTGTAGGATGTTGAATATAAAAGTAATTGGTCATAAAATACTCAGGACCAGTCACAGGATCAGCACACCGAGCAAACTCAAGGATCTGCTCCTCGGTCATGCTCATTGACTTGTACGGAGTACGTATAATTGCGGTTTCTAAATCTTTGGCCATATCGTATTTACTGTAAATTGATATTATGAGTTATCATTTCCTGATACTCTGCAGGCATGTCGACACCGTTATACTGTTTATAAAATTTTATTAAAAACTCAATATCAAATAAATTTGAAAATTCAACAAGGTATTTAAAATCTCGATTGTGCAATTGCATTTGTTTTTCTTGTTGTAACAAATTACCAATCAATACGTCTTGTGGTGTTGCATCCAAGATATGTTTGTTATCTCTCAATTGACAAAGTCGTTCTATGTCCGATTCATTCAATGATATTCTAATAGAATTATTTTGTTTTATATCCGTTAGATAGTATTTAAATCCGTTTTGCGGAGGCCATTTTTCGGATTCATCATGCAAAGTATGCATCTTGAAGTATCCCGGATGCTTTATTGTTATTGTGCGATTTTGATAACTGTGTTGAATCATGTTTAATAAAACTGCGGCCAAAAAATCTCCCCTGGCACCTGGAGCATAAAAAATCAACAGTTTTGGTACAAAATACATTTG